GGTATTCAAAAAGTACAGAAACTGGAGAACAGAATAAAAAGACTGGAGGAAAAATTTAATGATAAAAATTAAAATTGACGGTTTGAATCTGTCATGTGGCACTGATGTTATTCCTGCTCAGGGGAGTGCCAATATTCCGGTTGTTATCGAACTGGAAAATCAGGAGGATTATTCCGGTTATGCGGTGGTACCGTATGTAGGATGGTTTGAAAACGGAGTACTGATTTCTACAGTTAGGGAACTTCAGAATAATTCATTTACAATTCCGGCTAATGCATTCAAACGTGGAGGAAAAATAA